TACGTTCAAGAGAATCTTTGGGTAACACAGTATCCCTGTGCGCAGGCGCTTCTTTGACCACCACTACATCTGGCATCATATCATTAATCTCTTCGTCAGTTACACACCAACGTGACCACTTCTCTTTTAGTTTCTTTCTGTGTTCAGCTTGCTTGGAAGAGGCCAAGGCATCTCCCATTACCACCTCTAGTTCAAGCGGTGGGTGTGCATTGCGCAGTCTATCCCAGTCAAACCGTGTTGCATCATTGATACTCATACTGTTGGCCCTAGTAGTAGTTCTCTAAGTTGATCATAGCCACCTATCTTGGTGACCTCGGTGTTGCTCACTGTCATTATCTGAGGAACTGTTGTAGCACCGGGGAAGATACTCTTGAAGTCTGATATGGGGTAGTCCTCATCCAACACCATGTATATGTAATCTTTGTTTAATGTTTCAAGAAGCTCTATAGATAACGTACAGTAACCACAGTCTTTCTTACCGTATACCTTGTATAACATTATGGCTTACCACCTATCAGTAGTTTTAGTTTAGCATCGAGTTCTTCATCAGACATATCTTCTGCCTTTAGTTCGATGTTTGTTTGCTCAACCCTACCCAACTTGGGTGTCTCAAACTCTGCCAGTGCCTTAGCAATGTCAACTGCTTGATCTGTATCCCCGTTAGCTAGTGCTTTAACCATAGAAAGTCGCATGACATCCAGAGCTGTCAAGTTGTTAACTGCCATCAACTGGTCAGCGTCCATCTTAAGCTCTGCTGCTGTCAATGAGAGCCTCTCTCGTGCCTCCCTGTTAAGCTTACGGGAAGCTGCTGATGCTAGCTGTGCTTCTTTAGCATTCTCTGGTGTGAACCTTGGTGCTAGGTTAGCTAAGCTGTTTGGGTGTGGCTTCTTGATTGTCATGTTACCTCCTATGTTGCTATTCCTATAAAGAGACACACGAAGTGTGGCTCAACTAAAGTTGTCCTATAGGGACTAGCGAGATTGATTACGGGAAGCCTGTTGCGTGTTGTCGGTTATCTAAAAAGGGGGCCAACGGAACACCCGTGAGCTATGTCGGTTACTTAAAAAACCTGAGGCACACCCAGCGTGAGCTGAGTGTACCCCTGATGTTATTTAGAGACTAGTTAAGAGTGCACCTGAGACTAATGCTAGGCCTGTAAGTACCCACCCTAAGATGGCCCAGTCTTCACCTGTTCCCACGAAGCATACAAAGAATATCAAGCACAATACAAAGAGAAAGCTAAACACTATAACGTATTCCTTCATCAATTTCTAATTTAAGGTTAGTCTTCACTGAGTTGAACACTGTTGCAACATCTGCATTAGGTTCTATCTTAAAGATCTCTGCTGCTATGTTGTTACCTGCTGTTATGTATGAATCTAGTAGGTTAGCAGCTAGTGCCTCATTGTACTGACTAGCCATTTGCCTAGCTTCTCTATTAGCGTCTAGGTACAGTTGATCGAGTCTAGCTTCTATGTCGTACATTAGATCAGTTGTCATTGTTACACCACGCTATTGCTTTATCGAACACCGAAGAGGCGTACTTTTCTATCAGTTCTAATAAGAATACCAGACCTTTAACTGCTGAAGCTATTATGTCTACACTGAATGCAATTGGTATGAGCACTAGGAACTTTATAGATAACTTGAAGTATTTCATCAATCACTCCCTGTAAGTGTTTGGTAATCGACATCACGTATTGCTTCGTTGATATCAATGTGCATATCACTATAAATTGCTGTGTTAATGTAGCCCTGTACGTAAGCCTCAGCATCTCTCACCATGGTTATGAGCACACTAGCATAGTACTCATCGTTGGCATCTAATGCGTCTGTTCGTAGATCCTCTATGTTTCCCATTGAGATCATTCTGTCTACTACTCTTTCATCTAAAGTCATAACATTATCCTTGTGACATTGATTCTAGTAACGCATCAACTAATGCGATTGATATAGCGAAGTATATAACGGTAGATAAGATTACCATGTTAGGCCTTATAGAGTACTTTACGATTGGTCAACTCAACCATGTCAGATGACAGCACTGGTTGCTTAGTTTCTACATCAATGAAAGTCTTGTTACTATAAGGATTGTATGTGGCTGATCTAGGTCTCGATGTAACCCAAGCGAATGGAATATCAGTTGAGCATAATGTGCCTTGAGCACCTGCATGTACATTCTTCTGCTTGTCTTTGAGAACTCTTTGTCTACCTGCTTCTGATACCTTGAAGGTTACATTAGTTAGGATAACAGAGGACGCATGTTTGACCACACGCCCTTTGTTAGTACCTTCTAATGCCTTCACGCTGAAACATTTCTTACGCAAGTTATAATACACGAAGACTTTCATAGTATTACCCTGCGAAGTTCCACACTTGTTTAGCTGGACGGTTGTGCTCAAGAGCGATAGAGGTGCGCCCAAAGTGTAACTGAGTGAATGTAGACTGACGTTGCAGTCCGTAACCACGAGACTTGTTCTTACGTAAGGCAATGAAACCTGAGAAACCTAGGGCAGTGAAACGGATACGACCATTAGACTTAGCTGATACACGGAATGAGAACACTCTGTTTGCTTTAAACATATATTACTCCAATAATTACATTAAGGTTAAACTTCTTGTATCCAAAAGGTATACCCTGCACGGGTACCATGATTGTCTGTGTAGTCCTCTGAGAACTCTACGGGACACTGTTTCAGCCACTCCGCAAAGGGATCTGCGCTGTCTGTGTATAGAGTCTCAGGGGTTTTCTCACAGTAGTGTCCTGTGTCCAGAACTTTCCCCTTACCAAAGATAGCATCGTACCTATCTTCGTATGTCTCACGGGACACTGCGGAAGGTCTTGCTTTGTCACCCTTGCCGTTCATTAGATGCCTCCGATAGACATTACAGGGATTGATGATACATCAACAACGAACCCATTGTTGTTATGCTTAGCTGGGCCTTTAGCTGTCAGACCTACAACTACACCCTTGGTGTTGACATTGACCCAATCACTTGTGTCTCCATCTATAACATTACGACCTAAGAATGTAGCTGGGAATGGTCTGCGGTTGAAGACTACAGCAACAGCGGCATCACTATCGGACTCTAGGAAGCTTAACACTTGCTTCTTATAGCTAGGCTTACCACTGTAGCTGAACATTAACCGATAGTTGCTAGGCATACTCTTGTGGAACCTCTTGGCTACCTTGGAGTAGTCATAGAAGCTTAGTTCTGGGAAGTCTTGTGGTATGTTATGTTTCTCCCAAGCGATGTCTGACAGTACGTTTAAGCGTACTACACCATGTAGCTCCTTCTTCACACACCACTTGACGTAGTTAGTTAGTTCTCTACGCAACTGCACTAAGAAAGCCTCTTGATCCGTTAGGTAGAAGTCTGTCTTAGCTTTGCGAGCCTGATTGACACTGGGGTATACACCACCTAGACCTGCTTCTTTAAGACAATCATCCATACAACCAGCAGCTTTAGCACCAGCACATATAGCATCATCCGGGTGCATTGACAGCCCTGCAAAATGTAGATCCATCTCTTTCTTGTTGGTCTTGCGTAGTTTCGTATTACCACCACTTCTATCTAATAGTTTCATGGTTAATCCTTAGTTAAATTAAGATACAGACAAATAGCGTTAGTGGCTATCAGCAGTAGAATCATGTCAAACAGTAAGGCATCCATTGAGTTCTCTATTCATCACATACCACCCGTTACACTGGTGGCAAAGGGAGCGTTTAGAGGCATCTTGTAGTAAGACCCCCAATCTATTTGAGATACACAGTCACCACACTTCTTTGCTACTATATCTTTAGCTTCTTCTAAGCTACTGGCAACTGCCACAGCTAGTCCGCAAGTGTAATCACAGCAGAATTCATCCCAAATGTATAGCTCATAGTTATTGCTTATACTGTAATTATCCATCTTCTTCTACCTCACCACCGCAGTGGTTGCAACTGTATTCATAGGAGTACATAGGGACTGACTGATCCCCGTGAGGGACATGATCAACAGACTCTAGTGTGTTTACTTGTTCATTCTGTATAGGCCCACACCTATCACAGGTGTAGTCTGAGTGGCTATTGCTCATGGATTATCCTCTTGTATCCTCATGGATTACCGGTTAGTGTAGTGAGGTTCTTCGAATGCAGCGTAGTCCATCAGGATGTCATCTGGGAGTTGCTGGAGCAGATCAAAGATAGCACCCCAGTTATCATCCTTAATGTCTTGTTGCAGTTGTTCCATAGCCATTAAATAGTAGTGTTCATTGTTAGGCATGATGTATCCCTTTTATTTATTAGTACAGTGTTCGATTACATCTATGAGTATTAGTGTCCCTCCGTACCCAGCTAGTATGTATAAGAATATATCTGGTTCACTAGAGAACAACAGTACTATGAGTGGTAGGAAGATGGTTGCAACTGCGAACACGATACACAATGCAGCCCACCAGACAGCATCATGCTTCAACTTCTACACCACTACGGGTTGTCTCCACGAAGCTATCTATAGTCTCAGCTAACTCAGGAGCATGTACACGTTCCTCATAGTGTACCATTAGACCTACTCTACTTATGTAGTACACTGTATATGTGTCATTGTAACTAAGCATGACCTTGACTGTCCCTGCGAATTTATTAGCATCCACCTTGAACTCCAAGCCACCCCAGTAATCTCCATCACCACCTATTACTTTAGGCTTTTGATATGCCCAACACATCATCATGTGTGACCCTGACACACCTCTGCTATCTGCACCACTTCTCAACTGATGCTGTATTGTCTCTGCTACTTCTTGTGGTCTATCCATGGTATGTAACCTCTAGTATGTTTGGATGCACTTGATGTTGAAAGTATACTTTGGGCATACAGTATTCTATGTGATTGTTAGAGTACCCCTTGAGATCAATGCCTTCTGCTACTCCTTTATAGATGCAGTTGATTGGTCTATCCAAGGTTAGTTCTACCAGTACTCTGTTAGGACTCATGTACCTGCTTGCTACTGATGAACTATCAGCCCAATAGGTGTTACCCTTAGAACCAGTGTAGTCTACTTCTTCTACGAATGTCTTCTGGTACTCTGTGAGAGCCATAGCTCTATAGTATACATACATATTACTACCTCTCTATGGGTTATTCCCGGGGGTTTCCCCCTATAGGGACTAGCGACAATTGCACATGAGTCTTGTCGGTTAACCAAGAAGGTTCAGGGTGCCCAAGCATACAGCCTGCACACCCCTATACTACCTCTTAGAACAAATCACCAGACTTCATGTCACCTTCAGTAGGCGCTGCTGCTGCCTTAGCTGGTGTAGGCTCAGACTCAATCGCTGAGAACTCATCTGAAGTGGTACCAGTGTACTCGATGAGATCAATCACTTGGATCGCTGTGAGTGAACCACCAGTTCCCTTTCTACCTGCAACATCGTACGGATACTGATAGATCTTCACGTTACCTACGGAGCCGTTACCTATCATAGTTCCCTCAGCGAGAGGTGATAGATCAGCTGTCAGTACCTTGACCTTGCCGTTAGGCTTGCCGTCAGCTTTAAGTACCTTACGCTTAAGACCGACAGTAAACATACCGTCCTTCTCTTTCACGTTCAGATAGTTAGCAGACCAATCTGCTGCTTGTTCTTTGCTTGTTGTAGCAATTTGGACTTCCCACTGCTCGGAACCAAATGGTGTTACGGGCTTATCAAGACGAGCCCAGTTAAGCTGAACGTCACGAATTAAGTAGTTTCTTGGTGCATCAATGATACCGGACATAATAATTACCTTATGTTAAATTAAAGTTAGTTTGGAACAGAATGTTCCCAAGCACCTGAAAGATACAACGACTGTACCTTTCAGGGTGTTCTTTACTACGTATGGTGTTCAAAGTCCCGTAGGCATGTGCGGCAACACACTGGACTTTTTGCGACTACACCGCAATGTTTCTATGAATCTGTCAAGCTCCCAAAGAGGCACACGAAGTGTGACTCCCCAAGTTAATACCTGCGGTTACGCAGTTGTTCACGCATGAATGCGACAGAGCCCCTTATTGCATGGCGCTTTGGTGTTACAGGTGTGGTTGCCCACACGTAAACTGACGAGACAACATAGCCGATTCCAACTACGCTGAATGTCAGCATGAAGCTGATAGCAAGTAATGCTATTGAGTCCATAGGATCTCTCCGGTTGTTACTGTGATGTCGTGATTGACACCAACAGATCTCCTAAAGAGGCACACGAAGTGTGACTCACAGTGTCTACTACAGCGTTCACTCTCAGGTTCCCACAGATCCCCACAGTACCCCACTGCTGCCCACGCTAACTCCACTGCTACCAAGCCCCTCGTTAGTCCCTATAGGAGGATCTAAGGGAACCCTATAGGATTGCCCTAGTGCACCCCTCGGAACCCTCACAGATCACCACAGGGGGCCAGAGCACCGAGAGAGAACTTGGGGGGTACCCAAAGTAATCTAGGGTATCTCAATACCCCTGACTTATAGACACACGCTCTGTGGCTAAGTCTCACAGGCAATCGTCCCCATAGACACTGGGGGGGGTACCCAAAGCTCTCACAGAACCCCACAGATCCCCACAGATACCACAATATACCATGTAGCGCCCAGTCACCGAGGACTATAGCAATGGATAAGACAGATTTAATAAAGCTTGTGAAGGAGAAGGAGAAGCGCCTGTTACTAGAGGAGTACTCTAAGGACTTCACACGCTTCGCACAAGAACAGATACGGATTGTGACTAAGGACTCTAGCAGGGGTTTTGTACCATTCGAGTTAAACCAAGCACAAACCATCATTACAGAACACTTAACGAAGCAGTTGGAAGAGACTGGTCGTGTACGGGCTATTATCCTTAAGGCAAGACAGCAGGGCATCTCTACGTATTGCGTAGGTAGGGTGTACTGGAAGTCATACTTCTCACCACACTCGAAGTCAGTCGTGATGGCACATGATAGTGCTACTTCAGATGCACTGTTCAGTATGTCGAAGAACCTTATTAGGAACATGCCAGATGCACTGGCCCCCAAAGAGGAGCGTAGTAATGCTAAAGAAGTTATCATCAGTTCACCTTACTTTAAGGACAAGACTGCTAAAGCTAGTTACCGTCTGTATACTGCTGGTGCACCTGAAGCTGGCCGAGGTACTACTCCAACAATTGCACACCTATCAGAGGTTGCCTTCTGGAACCATGATGAGAAGATACTTGCAGGTTTGTTCCAAGGTATCCCACAGACCGATGGTACCGAAGTAATACTAGAGTCTACAGCTAATGGTGCTCAAGGAGAGTTCTATAGGTTGTGGAAGGGAGCTGTTGCTGGGGAGAATGAATACTTACCTATCTTCCTCCCATGGTTTCTTACAGATGAATACCGAAGAACACACCCGGAAGGGATGGAGTTAACAGTAGAGGAAGAGAAGCTAGTTGAGAGATTCAATCTCGACAATGACCAGCTCTACTGGAGAAGGCTGAAGATAGCTGAAGGGGGTGCACATAAGTTTAGGCAAGAATACCCAACTACAGCTGAGGAAGCATTTCTAGTCTCAGGATCTAATGTCTTCGACATAGAGAAGCTGGAACAGCTAATACCTGCGACCCCGGAAAGCCACAGAGCGTGGGATGCTAACAGTAAGCAGTTTGAGGATAACCGGGAGGGTAAGTTACATGTCTTCGGTTACCCTAAGTGGGAAGACAACTATGTCATTGGTGCTGATGTCGCACTAGGCGTTGGGCAGGATTACTCTGTTGCTGTTGTCTTGAATAGAGAGTACAAGGTGATGGCCCTGTATAGGGACAATAGGATAGACCCAAGTCTCTTCGGGGAACTGCTGTTCTACCTAGGTCGCTACTACAACAACTCACTCCTATGCCCTGAGTCTAACTCCATGGGTATTGCAACAATACAAAAGCTTGAATCAATGAACTATGTCAACCTCTATAAGCAGATCAAGAAAGCTAATGTCAACCATGAGTCTTCTACTCGTGTGGGCTTTAGGACTACTTCGGCTTCTAAACCAGCTATCATCGGTAACTTGAAGTCTCTCATAGAGAACGAGGAGATCAACATATCCTCTAACATAATGCTTCAAGAGTTAAAAGATTACATATCCACGGACACAGGTAAGACGGAAGCAGCAGCTGGTTGTAACGATGACACTGTAATTGGCTTAGCCATAGCATGTGAGGTCTTACGTACCCACTCAGATAAGCTTCAGAGTAACAACGTACCGTGGTCAACCAGAGTCTCTCAGTACAGCGAGGATGAGACTTCATGGCTGTAAAAGAATTCCATTAGTCCTCACCCAGTCTGGTATCGCTGGGGGAATAAACGATACCTTTTTATTAATGAAGACCGTACCTGCAACGTCACACGTATAGTGACAGGACATGTAGCAATAGTCTTCCTTATAACGATTGATAGATTGACCCTTGGAGGGAACTATGCGATTTAATGAAGAAGCGCCTAAGCAGAAGCAAGTGAAGAAAGAGGCTAGTAAGAAGCCTAGAGAGATGACCAAGGCTGGCTCGTACTCTAGTAAAGAGCTAGAGAAGTCCCCCACAACTCCTTGGAGGCAGTGATGAGTCACGGATATAAAGAGAAAGTAACAGATGAGCAGCTCTCAAGCTTAGTCGAACAAGGTATTGCCAACAGTGTGGGCGATTGGTTGAACTCCTCAGACCTCTCTAAAGAGCGTGAGAAGAGCACCTACGAGTACGCTGGCCTACCCCTAGGTCACTTGAAGCCACAAGGTGTAAGCACCATTGTTGACACGTCTACAACTGAGACTGTTGAAGCGTACACGGCTGTGTTGTGTGACCTGTTCCTAAACAATGGTAAGCTTGCTAAGTTCACCCCCTATGCAGCCTCCCCCGGTGCACACAAACAAGCCCATGATGCCTCATTGGTAACTAACTACTGCTTGTTTAAACAGAATAATGGATGGGAGTTGATCCAAACATGGATTAAGTCTTCCCTCCTTTGGAAGAATGGTATCATTCGATGGGATTATGTAGAGGATTACTACACAACCTTTGAAGAATACGAAGTAATATCGCAGGCAAAGCTTGATGAGCTGTTGTCTGATGAAGATGTAGAGATTGTAGGTGACCTTGAGTTCGAGAATGAGGTAGATGCTACAGGTGATGCTGAACTTGTCTACGTAAATGTACGCATTAAGCGCACAATAGACCGTTCTAAGGTACGATTAGAGAATATCCCCCCGGAGAACTTCCGTATTTCCCGTGATGCTACCTCTATTGACGATGCTAACTTCGTTGGTATCCAGACAGACATGACACGCAGTGAGATACGCAAGTATTGGCCCGACATTGCTGAGAATATCAGTGATGATGAGTGGGATGAGCTGGGTGGTATGGCATGGTCGGGTAATACCCGGTACAGTCAGGACGTTGCTGCCCGTAAACAGACAGTTGGTATGTCTTATTGGCAGGGTGCTAGTGATAGTATGCCCGTAGAGGCTAACCGTGAGCTGTCTGTAACCGAATGCTGGATGAATGTTGACCGTGATGGTGATGGTATTGCTGAGCTTAAGCGATTCATTATGATTGGTGGCAAGGTATTCCATGAAGAAGACTGTGATCTTATTCAGGTGGCCTCATTGTCCCCTATCGACATCCCTTACGAGTTCTACGGTCTATCTATAGCTGACCTTACCCGTTCGTCTACACTGGCTGCTACGGCTATTCTAAGGGGCTTCGTGGAGAACACGTACCTCACTAACTATAGTCCTAAGTTAGCTGATCCAAACGTGGTAGACTTCTCTGCATTGCAGAACATGAAGCCAAAGCAGATCATCCCGACTAACGGAAACCCGCAAGGTGCTGTTGCTTCCTTACCGCCTGAGACTATCTCGACTGGTACGGTACCGTTACTGCAACACCTACAGATTATTAAAGAACAAGCGACAGGTATGTCTAAGGCTGCTCAAGGTCTTAACGATACACTGTATGTCTCTGGTAATAGTGAAGGAAAGATGGCTGCTGTGCAGTCTGCTTCCCAGAAACGTATCCAACACATCGCCCGTAGGTTCGCTGAGACAGGTCTTAAGCGTCTATGTGAGGGTGTGTACTCAGCTATCCGTAAGCAAACCAAGCAGATGAACGTCTGTGTTGGTGGCATGACAGAGGTTGTTGATTGTGCTAGCCTACCAGACCGTATGGAATGTGATGTCATCTTGGACATCGGTGAGAACAGTAACGCTAATCTGATCAACAAGCTAACAACAGTAGGACAACAGATCTTACCCGCATTGAACTCAGCTGGAGCTGGCAGTATCATTAAGCCAGAGTCACCTGCGGTACTTGCGACTAAGTTGTTAGAAGCAATGGGCCTATCTAGTAATGACTTCTTAGAAGACTACACTACTGACGAGTTTAAAGAGAACGCTGCTAAGGCAGTTCAATCACAAACTGAGAATGCCCAGAAGACACAGGAACTTCAGAACAGAAAAGCTGAGGCTGATGTCGATCTGTCAGAAGCTAATGTTCGTTACACTGATGCACAGAGTGCTAACACTGTACAAGACAACTCTAAGCAAATGGCAGTAGCCATTGATAAGCACTTCCAAGAGTGGGCTGATCTGACGATCAAAGCACAGAAGGAAGGTGCTGCAATCCCTGAGCACCCCACGTTTGATCAGATACTAGGAATGGTAGCTGGAGTGATGGGTGGTGGGGTTGAACAACCAATGGAACAACCTATGCCACAGGAACAAGCCCCACAAGGTCAGATGTCTGAACAAGATATGATGGCTATGATGGAAGGTCAATTACCAATCTAATAAGAGGAACAGGATGAATAAGTACAAGCCGACAGCCGAGAAGAGGTTGAAGAATGTACATCCCGATGTACTAGCAAAGCAAGCTCTAGTGAACGCCCAGTTCGCTTCAAGAGAACGTGAAGAGTTTTTCACTGGAGCTTATGGGGAGTTGATGGTAGATTACTACCTTCAGTTCCTCAATACAGAACCCCATGAGAATAAGACCAGAGAGTTTATCTACTCTTGTGTCTTATCTTTAGGGGACGTTAAGGCCAAGCTAGCACAATATGAGATGTACGGAAAGAACATACCACACTTAGAAAGAGAGGTAGAGGACGATGGACAGTAGAGCGATTAATTATGAAACCCTGCTAGAGAACGTAGTAGGGATGATTGGGTTATTAGAATATGATTCAATGCGTAGTGCAGGTAAGTGTAAGTTGAACTCAAACAACTTGGTGAGTCTATATGATCTCAAGGATCGTTATGAAGCTAACCTAGTACCAGTAACTAAACCAACTACGCAAAAGGTAGCAGCTAAGAAAGCTGTTGCTAAATAGAAGAGGAATTAAATATGACAGACAACACTACTCTACCCACTATGGATGACAATGTGCAGATGTCCGATAACGGTCAGACCGAACAGAGCCTCCTAGATGCCGTGCTAAGTAACTCAGATTTCCTTGAGAACGAAGCTCCGCTACCTAATGAGGAAGTTCCAGAGGTTGACCCGGTGGAATCAGATGAAGTAGAAGACCCTGAAGAGTCTGATGAAACCGTTACTGAAGAGGGAAATGAAGAGGAAGGAGATGAGACAGAGGATGAGGATGCCGAGGCTACCCAAGAAACCGATGTGTTTACTGCTGACGATTTAGATCTGGACGCTAGAGTCCGTGTTAAGATTGATGGTGAAGAGATGGATGTATCCTTTGCGGATCTCCTGAAAGGCTATCAGACTGACAGCTCACTTAGTAAAAAGGGTCGTGAACTAGGCGAAGCTAAGAAAGCACTTGATGAGGAGCGAACAAAAGCTCTGGCTGAAGTGCAAGAACTTGGTAACGCCTCTGCTGCAATTCTAGTAGGAACTGAACAAAACCTTGCTAAGGAATACCATGACATCGAGTCTAAGATTGACAAGGCTCGTACTGATGGTGATACTTACGAGGTTAGCGAACTGAAGGATCAACGTGAACAAGTCCAGAAAAGATACTGGGATGCTCGCAAGCAGCGTGAAGGCTTACAAGAACAACTGAAAGTACAACAACAATCTGTTCAGGAACAACTCTGGCAAGAACAAGTGACTTACTTTAATGAGAACATTGAAGCACAGTTGCCGGGGTTTAATGCTGAGCTAGCTGCTGACATACGTAACTTTGCCGTGGGTGAAGGCGTATCGGAAGAGCTTGTAGATTCCATTGTTGATCCTAACATTGTTCGGCTATTGAATGATTACCGTGTGTTAAAGCAAGGTGTCACTAAGGGCCAAGCCAAGCGTAAGGCTGCTCCTTCAAAGAAAGCAGTACCTACCAAAAAGGCGAAGTCACCCAATCGTCAGAAGCAGGACGCATCCAGCATGACGAAGGCAAGAGCCTTCCGTGAAGATGCATCCTCTGATGACCAGATGGCTTTTCTGCGGGATTATGCAGCAAACTCTCTGAAACTCTAATTAATTATAAGGAATACTATTATGGCTACAATTGGCGGTCGAGCTACCACAGGCCCAGCTGGAGGCGTTGCCTCTGGAACTAACAACAGCAATGTTTCACAACGTGAAGATCTTGCTAACTTCATTTCCCTTATCACTCGTGATGAGACTCCATTCCTATCGTCTATCGGTAAGAGCAAAGCTACTGCAATCTTCCACGAATGGCAGACTGATGAACTAGCTGCACCCGGCAACTCTAAGCTGGTTGACGGTGCTGACTACGCACAGCCCGGTGCTGGCGGTTCTGAGGGCGGCGCTGCTTACAACCCTGTCGGCCCTTTCCGTACTCGTCTGGGTAACTACACTCAGATCAACGGTAAGACCATTGCTGTTTCCGGCACTCGCCGTGCAGTAGATCAGGCTGGTGTTGCTGACGAGTATGCATACCAGTTGAAGAAGCGTGGTACTGAGCTTCGCCGTGACATCGAGCACGATCTGGTTAACGGCTATCAGGTTGCTAACGGTTCTGGCACTCGTACTATGGGTGGCTATCAGTCATACGTAAACGATGCTGCTACCTGTACTTATGCTTCAGGTACTGCTCTAACCACTACTGCTGGTAAGGGAACTGCTGCTCCTACCCTGCTTGCTGATGCTTCACGAGCTGCTTTAAGCTTGACTGACATTGACGGCACCATGCAGAAGATCTACGAGCAAGGCGGCAAGGCAACTAAGATCATGTTGTCTCCTAAGCTGCGCCGTGACTTCTCTGACCTGATGGTTAGCGACACTGGTGTTGTTCGTAACATTGATGCAAACGGTAAGTTACGTCAGTCTGTTGATATCTACATGTCTGACTTTGGTGATCTGATGGTAGTTCCAAACTACATCATGGGTCTCCAGACTGGCTCTGCTGGTACTGCGAATGACTTCTCTGACTCATGTGCACTTGTATATGATCCTCAGTGGTTTGCACTTGCATCTCTGCGTCCTTTGGCCGAAGTAGATGTAGGCCAGAAAGGTGACTCTACTGTTGGTATGTTGGTAGAAGAGAACACGTTTGAAGTTAAGAACCCATTGGGTTGTGGTGCTATCTACGGTCTTAAGTAAGACTTTAGAGTAACATCTATGGGGGAGGTGGCTTTAGGGCTGCTTCCCCTTTTTTTATTATTGCTTTAGGAGATAAGTAATTATGATGGTAATTAAAGGTACAATCGGAACAACAGCTAATGGATTCACAGCTGGAACACAATACAACCTCCCTGCTGAAGACTGTGTGTGGGTAACCGCAGATGCAACAGGTGGTGGTTATGAACTGACATCAGGACGCTTTATTAAGGGTAGCATTGACTTCGCTATCGTTGGGCCTGTACTGGGTGTCATTGGTAAGACTGGTCGCTTTGTAGCGATAACGAATTAAGATATAAGAGGTGGGACTAATGGATTCTAATTATTATGGTATCAACACCGCAGGTGGAATGACAGGTGGTATTGATGTGGGCACAGGTGACTTTCAGATTCATCAAGATGCTGCACCTTTTATAGCACAAGCTAAAGCTGATCGAGAAGGTACTCGTATAGGTCGTAAGGATATTGGGTACAAGAAAGCATGTACCATCCCTGATCTAGTGGCTTTAGATATTTTAACTAAATACAATATTGACGTACACGATGCAAACTTCATGCACGACCCTACCGCAGTTCGTAAGGTCATTGCGATAATGAAGTCAGAGTACCCAGCGTTAATGTCATACTAGGAGGTAATCATGGCAATTGATAAGAGTAAGATGCAACCTAACAAACCAAAAAGAACTCCGGGTCATCCTACCAAAAGCCACGTTGTCCTCGCGTCTAGTGGAGGTAATCAAAAGCTAATACGGTTTGGAGAGCAAGGTGCCTCAACCGCAGGTAAGCCTAAAGCAGGTGAGTCTGATAAGATGAAAGCTAAGCGTAAGAGCTTTAAAGCTAGGCATCAAAAGAACATAAAGAGAGGGCCAATGA